GCATATTTGGGGAGCAGATGTGGTTGCGGGCGGACATGGACATATTGCTGAAATTATTGAAAAAAGTGGGACAACCTATATTGTTAATGGTATTGGCGGACGTTCATTAAGAACTATTGGCACTCCCGTAGAAAATAGTTTGATGAGATATAATAGTGATTATGGAGCATTTATTATAGAGGCAGAATCTACCAAAATGGGATTCTATCTTTACGATCAAAATTCAGCATTAGTTACAGGTTATATTAAATATAAACCAATTTCAGGATTTACCAATATGTGTCCTTTGGTTAATTTTGATGTTTCTGGAGCAAAAATTGGATTGACATAAGGGAAATCATGAGGGCCCTGGCTGGTCCGTGTAAAGAATGTGTCGGACCTGGCGGCAATTTCAATAGTCCCAAGGTGGGTGATTGCCTGAACTTTTTGTGTGGGGAAAAATGTTGTGGGAATGTCGTTTCCCCGTGTGTGTGTCGTTGCCATGAACTCGATGAATGAGGTTGTCGAGATACTGGAAGCAATGGCGTGGCAGTGCAGTGCGGATTACTGGGACGAGAGAACCAGCGCGTGGTGGCCGTGTAGAGGCCCCTACGATTCAAAGTGCCCGGTGACAACTGAAGTCGATCCCGTTGGCCTGTCGTGTGGCTGTGCTTGCCACGTGGATAATGAGGATGAATGAGATTACAGAAATCCTGGATGCCCTTGGCTATCAATGCGAATATGCCACACCTGTTTGGAAATGTACGAAAATGAATAGTCATGACTGCCTGCTGGACAATCGCCATATCAGTGGCTACAGTGACGGCAAATGTGCTTGCGATTGCCACTTGCGATACGATAAACGCACCGAGACTTGACAAATCGAAAAAACGTGCTATACTACAAGTAGGGGGACCATGTCCCTCCGTTCTCCAACGTCTACTGACGTTTCTCCTTCAACACCGTGCGGCGCCTAATACGGGCGCCGTTTCTACTGGTGGCCATCGCCTATTGGCGATAACCGTCTCAAGGCCCACGACCCGATCAAGGGTCACCACCTCCTTTTTTCCCCTTCTGTGAAAGACGGCCCACGGGTCGTCCTTCTTTTGGTACGCCCATGGCCAATATCACATATGGCTCGATTGCCACCCCCTTGATGCCGGATTCCCCCGGTGCCAATAACCTCACGGTCCAGACAGAGGTTGAAGTCAAGGCGGTGAGGATGGTGCAGAAATTATTCCACCGGGCCAAGCGATACCGGAAGCGAGTGGATAAGGATTGGCACAAGTTTTACGAGTTTGGTCTGCGCAATCGTCACTGGCCGGCACAGCGTCCGGCCTTTCGTGCATCCCCGGTCAGTAACTATATCTGGTCGGTTATTCAGACCATCGTACCCATCGCAACGGACGGCAAACCAAGCCCAGGCGTAATGCCGGAGAACCCCGACGACGTGGTGTTTGCCGAGTTTCTTCGCAAGGCTATCCAGTGGTATTGGCAGGATGCCGGTTGCGATCAGGAAATTACCACGTCCATGTACGATGCCTGTATCTATGGCACGGGCATCCTTCGGGTTGGTTTCGACCCGGAACTTCGGCAGGGGTTGGGCGATATCGTTCTGGAAGCCGTCGATCCGATGTATTGTTTCCCGGACCCCGACGCCACCAGTATCGAGAACGCCAGATATTTCATCTATGCTGTGCCGACCCCTGTTTCGGAAGTGAAGCGAAAGTTTGGTGAACGGGCGAAGGTGGTGGGCGGCGATTTCTTCTTTGACCTGGAGGCGTTCGACACCCGTTACGCTTCGCAGGACGTGATCCTGACCAGTCCGGTAGACAAACGTACGTCGTACACAAAGAACGACTACCTGCGTGGTGCCGACAACGAGGAACGGGTACTCTGGCTCGAATGTTGGTTGAATGATCAGACCACCGAAGAAGTGGAGATCGAAGACGAAGAAACCGGCGAGACGAAGAAAGAATTACGCAAGAAGTACCCCAACGGTCGCGTGCTGACAGTGGTTGGCAACACACTCTTGCAAGACGCCCACAACCCCTTTGCCGATGGCATGATCCCGTTCGCCACCTACTCCGATTACGTGATGCCCCGTGAGTTTTGGGGACAGGGAGAGGTGGAACAGCTCCGGCAGATGCAGGAAGACCTGAACCGGATGGATGCCATCATTTACGAAGGGTCTGCCCTGATGTCCAACGGCATCTGGTTGGTACAGTCGGGTAGCGTCAAGGATGTTGACAACCTGACCAACCAGCAGGGGTTGATCGTAGAGTACACGGGGCAACGCCCCGAGCGAGAGCGGGGGCCCGGGGTTCCCGAGCACCTGTTCAAGTACCGTGATCAGAAGGTGCGCGACATCAATATCGTGTCGGGCATCAACGATGTGAGTCGTGGCGTCCGACCCGAAGGCATTGAAGCTGGTGTCGCCATTGAGCAGTTGAAGGAATCTGATCGAACGAGAATCAGATTGAAAGTTCGTAATTTGGAACGGGCCTTGAAGCGAGTCGGCAAACTGATCGTTTCGAGGATGATGCAGTATTACACTGAACCCCGGATGATCCAGTTGGCCGGCGAGGGCAACAAAGGACCGGAGTATTTCTACTTCCATTTCGAGCAAGGCAACGATGGCAACCCTGTGGGCATTGTGCAACCCACCACGCCTTCGCAGATGGTGACCGGCCCCACAGGCCAACCGACTGTCCAACCGTCTCAACCGGGGCAGCAACAACCCTATCCGGTGAAGGGGTGGTTCGATGTCCGGTTCAATGTGACATCGGCACTGCCGTTTACCAAGCAGCAACTAATCATCAACCTCGAAAAGTTTATCAAACTGTTGCAGGTGGACCCCGGCGCGCAGAACCCACTGCTGGACCTGTACGCAGAGGCACTGGAGATTCCGGGGGCGCAGGAAGTTATAGATAAGATCAGGGCCAACTATCAACCGCCGCCGCAAGGCCCTGCATTGGAACCCCCTAAGGTAAGTGTGGCGGCGAAGTTGGAGTACCTCCCCCCTGAGTGGCAGCACGCCATTCTCCAACAGGGTGGTATCCAGTTGCCCGGCGAGATCAACACCCCACCGACGCAAGTGCCGGCGCCACCCCCTACTAATCAGGCGCCCCCCTTCAGCAATGGACAACCACAGGGGCCACGCACTCAATCAATGGCACCAGAAGTTGCTGCGTTCGGGAAGTAGTCATGGCGCTTGATTACGACGCAATCAATGGCATAACAATGGACGCGATGATGCCGGCATTGTTGATCGACAACCTGTTCTCGTCTGGTGGGTGTATGTTGGGACTAAGTGGGTTGACTGTCAGACAAGACCCCGGTCGTGGTTGGCGAGAACTATTTGAAGCAATCGACAAGATGGATAAGCAGAAAGAGGAAGTATAATGGCAGGTGCATCTTGGCCCTTTACAACCCACTACCCGATGGTGTTCCCTGTGGGAGCAGACGGTAGTAATGCCGCCAGTGCTGCCAATGGCCTGACTGTTACGTTCACTACTACCGGGGGGTTCGGTCCTGCGAACAGTGGCGTATCGTCCAGTGCCGGTTCATTCACTGCCTCTGCCATGTCGATCCGGGGATCCAGTACCACCCGGAGATTTCTTTTGTTTCAGGCTGATGCCACCACGCAGGCGTGGATTGCCTTCGGTACTGCTGCTGTGAGCGGCGCTCCGGCGGTCAGAGTTGCATCCAATTCGGTGTTCCAAATGGACGGTTCATTCATCCCCCGTGATAGCATCACCCTCTATTGCCAGTCCTTCGTATCCTACTGCTTCATTGAGGGGTGACGACGGTGCCTTTCAAAAGTGAAAGTCAGCAGAAATACCTATTCATGCATAACCCCAAGGTTGCCCGTGAATTCGCCAGGGATATGAAGTCTGAAGATTACGCCAAGTTGCCGTATAAGAAGAAGGGACCTGAGAAGGGCTCAATGGCAGAAGCGGCAGCAAAGCGGCGTAAAGAACGCAAGGCCAAGAAGGATAGAAAAAATGAGTGACGCGACCACGGTGAAAGATGCGACGGTTGTTCGTGCAATGGGCAGTGATTTTGTTGTTGATGATGATACCCGATATCTGGCGTTGTCCGGGGAGCGGATTACACCGGATGTAGTGTATGCGGGTATCAAGGATTTCAGGAGAGTTGATCTCCGGCGTAACTTGGCGGTGGCGGTGGCCGATGGCGATGTGTTTGACGGTATTATTGCCGACATCCCTCCGACAAATCGTTTTTGCGATGCAAAACTGGCCGATTCTTATTACGAAAATGTCCTTTGTCGGGGAACAATGGTTGTTATCATTGACAAGGAATCCGAACTCAATTTACACCAGAACGAGATGTATGTTCTGGACATGGACAAAAAGAGGGTTGTTGCCCGTGTCTCCTTGGATGTGACCGAGTAGTGCGCGATAACGAAAATCCCTTATCTAAACAACAGTTGGATGGTATCAGCAGGACATTCAAGAAACACTTCGCAACCTTCCTCGGTAAATCCCCGCCACAGTGGGCGTTCACTGGATTCATTCAGTCGGGATCACCATCTCTTGCACACGTTGCCCTTGGCAAGATATCGAATGACGAATTGAAAGACGATATCCCGGTTGTAGCCGTCCTGGATGCAGATACCAGCAAGTGGCCTGCGGCAATGGCGATCACGGCAGAGGCCGTGGCCCTGATGTTCACAGACGATCTGAAACGCAGTAAAGAGAAGGCGAAGAAACGCAAGTGACAGTAGCCACCAAGAGGAGTGTCCGTGTTGGTGGCATCGACTTTGAATTCGATGACGGCACGAAGCGGTTGAGATTCAGTGGTTTCCGTGGGGTGGATATAGCCAGTCTTTACTTTGCCGTTCGGCAAATGGAGGATTCCGGGCAACCACGCAATAATATGTGGTTGGCCGTTGACAAGGATGTTCTTGAAGAACTGACTGACTCAATGTCCCCGGCACAACGTTTCACATCAAGGTGTTTGTCCGAACTTGGTTTTCAAAACACCTTGGTTGCCGGGTTGCCTGTCCTTGGTATTGACTCTGTGGCGGAAGACCCCGACGACATACGAAGAATCATGGATGGCTTGGAGTGTGGTTCTTACAAGAATGTGGCGTATGCACTGGATGAAAAATGCCGGCGTGTAATAGCAAAGATAATGTTTGTGGGAAGCGTGGAGTAGAGAGATGGATCACGAGAAGCACGGTGGGGGTGCCCTGATCATCATGATGGCGAAGAAACGCCGGGACGATAAGAAGAAGTCTGCGTCTGGTGATGACATGGGTGAGATGAAAGAGAAGAACCATTCCCTCATGGCGGCTGCGGCTGCCAGGCGGGGCAAGAAAGGCATGAAGGGGTGTTAGCATGATGGACAAATTGGCCATGGGCTCCACCGGTGCCTATCCCGGTATGCCGAGAGGCAATGCCGCCCCCGGAGGCTTTCCCACGTCTGTTCCCCCCGGTGGGTCGCCTCCCGGAGCAGGCCCGATGCCCGGCGAACCCGGTCCCGAAGGCGAAGCTGGTGGCGCCCCCGACCTCGCCAATATTTTTCTCGAATGGGGCTACGGCAAGGCGGCTGAAGCGCAGGCCGGTGGCAACCAGGAAGCCGGCGATATGATCTCGCAGGGAATCGATATGGTGCTACAGGGCATCCAGATTGCCGGTGGCGGTCCCGGTGTTGCCGTGGGCAACGAAGGCCCCCTGCCGGCGGACTCCATGTCCCCCGGTCGTATGAAGGGGATGGGAGTCGGTGCCCTGCCTACCCCCACCTCTGCCGGTCGTGTGCCATTCGGTGCCGGTGGCGGCATCCCCATGCAATACTAGGGTGCCGTGTGTGGCAAGAATCAATAGACAGTGGCCCATCAAAAGAGTTAAAGGAAAAAGAACATGAGCAATGCCAAGATGGATTCCCCTGTGGGGAACCCCCTTCCCTCCAAGAGCACCGATTCGATTGGTCTGCCATCTCCCAAGGGGGGTGGTACGCCCGTGAAACTGGATACCCCGGTCAATGGGTTCTCGTCCAAGTTCGGCTCGGTCGATCTCAACTTCCACAACCCCCTGAACTCCCCTCTGGACTTGCCGACTGATGGTAAGGCCGGCCTGGAGTCCCCCCTCACCGGGAACATCAAGGGGAAAAAGGTGTAGTTGCTTTGGCAACTAGGCCAAATGACCTTCGGTCAAATGGCATAAGTTTTCAAAAGTGTGGTGACAGGCAGTCCCTTCGGCTCCTTGCCGTATGGGAGACGCCGGTTCGATTCCGGCCACCACAATGTGGCTGTGGCCGAGTGGCACAGGCAGGGCACTGAGAATGTTGGCCCGATAGCAAGGCATTACAGAAGCACCAACTGGCTCCGATGACGGGTCACTAGGGAAGCGCGTTCGGCTGAGGCTATCACCATGCGGGTTCGAGTCCCGTCAGCCACACTAGGTAGATACACGGTTAGACATTTGTATAGACATTAAGGAAGGAAACTTTACCATGTCGGGATCCAGGATGCGAAAAACCTTCGACGTTGGCACTGCTCTTGCGGAAGCAGAGAAGTTGGCAACCCCCACCGGGGCGCCAACCGATACGCCATCCCTCACCAGTCCTTCAGAGGCCCATGGTGAAGCGGTGGATACGTCGGCGGAGGAAGATGCCAGTCTATCCGGTATCAACGAATCAGACGACGGTGGTGACACCGAAAGTACGGAAACCCAGTCCCAGGATGCGAGAGTAACCGAAGGGACGGGCGAGCCCAACCGGGATGCACAAGCTGACCCGGAGGCCACTTTCCCCTTTGCTCTACAGCGCAAGGGGAAGGAATACAATAACCTCTCGTATAAGGACGTGATTGCTTACGCTCAGATGGGTATGAACCACGATATTCGTGGTAAAGAACTCAATCAGATGCAGACGCAGTTGGTCGAGCGCGAGAACGCTTACAAGGAACGGGAACAAACCCTGCAACCTATCGTCGCTTTTGACGAATGGATGCGGAGTGACCCCCAACTTGCTGCGTTAGTCGAGCAGACGGTATGGAACTACCAGCAGGGTCTACAGGGCCAACAGGTCCAACAGACCCCACAGGCCCCCGCACAGAGTCAACAGGCGCCCCAACAGGCTCAGGCCGACCCCCGTGTGGAGGAGATGTACCATTTCGTCAGAGAGATGCAGGAAAAAGCAGCCACAGAGCAATTGGATCGGGAGATGGATAAAATCCGTCAACTCCACCCATCAACCCGATGGGATGTCCCTGATCCCAATGACGCCGAAGGCCGCACGCCGGAAGACAAGATTTATGACTTCATGGCAGACCACAATATCTCCGACCCCGATACAGCTTATAGGGCACTGTTCTACGATGCCGACCTTGCTCAGCGAGAGCAGGCAGCGAAACAATCCGTCGCGCAGAAGATACAGCAGAAACACCGACAGGGTGCAGTACTGTCCGGGGGTACTCCCTCCCAGTCAGCACCACCGTCATTCAATTTTGAGAACCTGCGTGGCAAACGTCCGGGAGATATAGCAGCGCACCTCCAGGGTGCGTTGGAGAGGGGACAACTTCCCCTCTAGGAGAGAGAAGAAAGAAAAGTAGAGGTATTACAAATGCCCCTTACGTACGATAACATTACCTCGATTTAACCTTCAGTTTGGTTGAGGATAAACCGGCTCTGATAACTGGAATACCCGAACGGCTTAAAAGTGCGAGGGCAACCAGAGACAAGCAGGCGAAAAGCCGTGCAGTTGCAGAGAACTAAGCGAGCCGGGGCGATCTTAGGCAGTTCGTCAAGCGATAGTCCGATCTACGCAGTAATGTGTAGAGGTTGGCAGCAATGACCAACCCCGATATCTACGGATATTGAGTAACAAGTTGCACTGAAAAGGCATTCATTCCGAGTTTGGTCGACAATGTATTCGATTCGAACGCCTTATTTTTCAGGTTGAAATCAAGTAATCGGTACGTTCCCCAGCTTGGTGGCGAAAGGATCGTACAGCCCCTGCTCTACCAGAGTAACGCGTCGGGTACGTGGTACGACGGCGATGACACGCTGTCCACTACGATGCGTAGCCTCAACACTGCTGCTGAGTATACGTGGACTCACTTCGATATTCCTATCGTCGTGACGTTTACGGATACGATCAAGAACGCTGGTGATCCCCGTGTTCTGAGTCTGGTGGCCGTGAGCATTGAGGGTACGGAGTTGAGTGCTTCCGACAATATGGGAACCGCCATCTTTTCGGACGGTACTAACGCCAAGCAGCCCGAGGGGTTGAACAAGGCGCTTTCCACCAGCAATACGGTTGGTGGTATTGCCCAGGGTACTTATTCATGGTGGCAGGCCAAGATGGACGGCAGTACAACTGGGTTGACGCTTGCTGCCATCAGGAACGTGATCAGTGATTGTACAGTGGACAAGGCTCGTCCTACGCTGTTGCTCGGTGATCGCAACATGTTCGACCGGGTTGTGGATCTCATCCAACCGGCGCAGCGATTCGGTGACGAGTCTACTGCCAAGGCTGGCTATGAGAACGTCATGATCTCGGGAGTCCCTATGGTGGTCGATTCCCATATGGATTCAGCCGACCTGTTCGTTTTGAACGAGAACTATTTCAAGTTGGTCTACAATCCTGAAGACAACTTCAAGTTGTTCCCGTTCCAGATGCCGATCAACCAGCGCGTGCTGTTGGCTCGGTTGGGTTGGTCCGGAGCCATTGTGTACTCTAACCTGCGTCTGTTGGGCGGTCTTACCGCCATTACGTCGTAGTGTGGCAGGAGGAAAATAGAGATGGCTAACATTAAACAGATCATCGAAGGTGGCGTAAACAAGTCGATGGTCACTGCCAGCCTGCACAGTAATCAGACTGTTGGGTTGTGCATCGAGGATGAAAAGGGACTGAAGTACGTTCTGGTTTACGCCGAACTTCAGTCAATGAGTTCGCAGCACGGTTGTACGATTGCCAGTGGTTCGACCACTGGGTATTCCGTCACGGTTTCGGCCCTCAGTGGGTCGTCCCCGTTGTGCGGTGTGCCCGTGGAAACGATTCCCACGGGGCAGTACGGCTTCGTGCAGACTTCCGGTTACAAGCGTGTGAAGGCCGATTCGATTATTGTCAGTGCCAATACGCCCTGTCTGCTGAGCAGCGCCGGTGTTTTCTCACAGCAGTCGTTCCAGACCGGGCTGACTGGTGGCACGGCTGTTGTTACGGAGCCTTTCATCTCCAGTAACAACATCTGTGGATATATTCTGTCTACGACCACGGCTGCCTTTGGCAAGATGGACGTGTTCTTCAAGTCGCAGGTCTACCCGGCGTAGTTGAGTTGGGGAGGGGACAAACCCTCCCCTTTTCATTCAAAAAAAGAAGGGGCGAGATTCGTGGTCGGTAAAGGAGAGAAACCCGACCCCGGCAGGTATAGAGAGCTGCCGTAAAACCCACCCCTGTTGGAGGTAATCCTGGATGTCTGAATCCACTTATTAGTATAGCAGGAAGGAACCTCCATGACAAGTCTCAGTGAACTTTTTTTCGGGGCAGTGCCCCTGAATGGCCAGCCTCAGGTAATGGAGGCATTGGAACGGGAGAATTTGATCCAGACCCCCATCGGTTACAGTGGGGGGAGCACCATTGTACAGGCGAAGGTTGTGGAAGTTGAGATCGAACGCCTACAGGCCGAGAACGCTGCTTTGCAGGCAGAACTTGCCGAGACGAAGCGAACCCATTTCAAGATTGTGAGGGAGTTCCAACCCTATATCGACCACATGCCGGTGAACCCACAGGACTTGTATAGTCAGGCGTGTTCTTCTGACAAGGTAACGGTGGACTCCTGGCGCCCCATATGGGTGGCAAACGTCAACAAGTGCAAGGAAAAGTTCGGTGGATTCCGATCACATGGTATCGGTCAGTTTCTTGGCAAGAACGCTGGGGGGGCTGCTATCGTAGCGGGTTCGGGTCCTTCCCTGAAGCGCAATGCCGAACAATTGAAGAACCGGCCAGCCAGTGTCCCCCTGGTGAGTGCCCTGCACAACTATGCCTATCTGTTGGATCGGGGGGTAGTGGCTGACTATTACATCACCCTGGATGCAGGCCACGTTGTTGTCGATGAGATGACTGACGGTGGGCAGGAGAGTGACGAGTTCTACTGGAATTCCACGAAGGACAAGACTCTCTGCTGCTTCATTGGTTCTGACCCCGACTTGTTTGAGAAGTGGCAGGGGAAGATCGCACTGTTCAGTGCGCCTATCCCCGACCTTGATATCAGCAAGGCGATGGAGGCGGCAGAGCCCAACTTCCACCAGTACATTAGTGCCGGCGGCAACGTACTGGGCGGCAGCACTTACTTTGCGAGAACGGTATTGGGGGCCTGTACTGTCGTGTGGGTGGGTAACGATCAGGCGTTCTCTTACGACAAGCAGTTTTACGATTGGGACCACGGGCTGAACGGTACGCCGGGCGACCATGCTATCACATGGCCTGATGTATTCGGTATCGCCGTCAAAACATGGCCCAGTTACTTCAATTTTAAGTGTTGGTTTGATTTCATCAGCAAACAGGTGCCGGGCATCTGGATCAATGCCACCGAGGGTGGAATTGTTGGTAGTTATCGTGAAGGTAACATCCGATCCATCAAGCAAATGGCCCTCTGCGATGTCATCAATATGTTCCGTGCTCATGAGGGTATTACAACCACCTTTGAGGGCACACAAGATCCCCCGATGGTGCTGTTCTAAAGAACAGGGGCAAAGTGTGCCTAGCGGCGAATATGCCGGGGGTATTCAAGGTATGTGGGTGTAGCAGGTAGCGAGTGGTGGGGCAAAGATTGCTCTGCGTCGATGCCCGGTCCCAAGTTGCTTGTTGCACCACCCAATCAAAGTCCGTGGTGATTGGGGGTGGTAGACACGGATAGTTGCAGAGAATAAAGGGAGATAGAGATGCCCGGATCCGGAGTAACCATTAGTTTTATTCGCAAGCGTGTTGTCATGGGTGATCAGATTTGCGTGATCGCGTCGTTTTTGTGCAGTGGTGTCACTTTCAACATTGACAAGAACAACTTGAAACTCAAGAGGATCGATCACATCTCGGTGGGTGCGCGCTCCTTCACCAGTGGCGACGTGCAGATTCTCCAGAACATTCGTTCCGCCACCACGGCTGAGGCGGGTTGTATTTACGGCAATAGTTTTGACACGGGGTATGATTTTACGGCGATGATCTATGGTGTCTAGTGCCGAAACACGGCACGTGACCTTGATCGTAGAGGCCGGCATAGTCCGAAAGGGGCACCAATAGTGAGCTACGAAATTTTCGCCGTCACCCTTACGACGGGGGATACATCCACATCGGGGGCGTCCCTGAGAATGGTGTTTGACTGCCTCAAGTTGGAGGTGCCGACGTTACGACGGGGGATACATCCACATCGGGGGCGTCCCTGAGAATGGTGTTTGACTGCCTCAAGTTGGAGGTGCCGACGTTCTCTACGGCTGTACCGTTCTATATCTACGGCAGTCGTTCCGTGGACGGTACATACCTGCCGATTGCTGTCAATAATCCTTCCAGTGCATCCACGGGGCCTCCCGTGCCTGCGTGGTTGGGTGCTGCCACGACGACGGGAGGGTTCTTCCTTGACCTTCAGCAGGCCAACGGCATCAAGTTCCTTACCGTCAACCTGACTTCTGCCTTGACTGACAGTATTGTATTCAGGTTCGTTGGGGCAACAAAATACGGCTACAGTTAAGGGTATCAAAGAGGTATAAAGTATGTCTACGATGGTGCAGAAGCGTGTCCACAATCCCGTCAGGGTGCGTTCCCACGCAGGGGAGTACAAGGAGACGGTTCGGGGTAAGGAAGTCTTCGTCCCCGGTTTTGATGGACTGGTGATGGAACGTGCCGAGGCGCGTGATTTCCTGTCCATTGCGTCTCCCCGTACCGACACTTACGGCAATATCACCCCCAAGGCACTGACATTCGAGTGCGAGTATTGTGGCACTCAGTTCCCACCTAGACTGCACCCCTGTTTCGTTGATCAGGTGGAGTCACTGGGTATTCTGGCGCAGCCGGAGGAGTGTAACCTCTGTGGCAAGGCTATCCACGAGCAGGGTGGTATGGATCGCCATATCACCAGGGACCACAAGGGCGTCAAGGTGAAGGGCGACAAGGGCAAGGATACGCCGAGTGACGACGTACTGGCACTGAAGTCGGAACTGGCCGACATGAAACTGCTGCTGGCGAAGTTGCTTGCCAATAAGGGGGGCAATGTGGACCCCAAGAATGTGGATAGTGGGCCTCCCGTCGTGTTGGCTTCCGGCGATGCCACTCTGGCGGAAGTGCAGTCACCTGAAGCGCAGACTGTCAGTGTTCCAAGGTCTATCCGGGAACTCGGGGAGCGTTTTCTGTCCAAACGGGACGATACTTAGTTTACGGACCAGTTCTGTCCGTCAGTGAGGGGCACTTGGCCCTACGATGAGTTGCCGGTGGGGTCTTCGGGACCCTGCCGGCTTTTCGCTTTTAGAAGATGTGGCAACGACAGAGGCAGTGGGGGTCGAATACATCGAAATGCCTTATATCTGCCCGTTTACAAGTTGATGCGTTGGGTTGATCGCAAGAGATGTTTTTTGACCCGTTGAGCCAATAGACACGGAAGTAGCCATCGCACTTCCATGCCATGGCGTCCAGAATCTCTCGAATTTCCCCATCGTTATTCATGGGCATCGTAGTGGCAAGCGCAGTAGCACTGGGGGGGGGCACTGGGCCAGGCTATTCTACGCTTGCAAATATATTTGCCGGTGGTTGTGCAAGTAAGGTGGGGAAGGCGACTGGAAGGATTGTCACGGCTCTTCCACCCATCGCACTTCCATGCCATGGCGTCCAGGATGTCCCGGATGTCGTCATTCGGCATGGCAGACGCAGACACAGTAATAAGTAGTGCCCGTGGCGTATCCCACCCATGTTTGGCGACACTTCGCTTTTGAGTGGTGGTCGCAAACGAAGGGGAGTGTCTGTGTGGTGGATATCTTGAACCGGAACCCATCACAGTGCCACTGGAGGGCATCCAAGACTTCCTTGGCATCATCTATTGATGATCCCTTGGCATCAGACGACATGGCATCCATCGTGGGCATCCACATGGCAAAGGCAAAAACATTGGGATACTCCGGTGAGATCCCCGACCACGCCACGGCACTGATGTTTGCCGGGTTTATCACAGAGATAGCCAGGGTCTATTGATTCTTTACCTGTGTTTCGGCTTACCCAACCGCCACAGTGCCATGCCAAGGCGTCCAAGACTTCCTTTATATCGTCATTCACTGTTCGAGTGGTCCTTGCCTGCGTGACAAATACACCAACATTGGTTCCCATGGTACACCAGATTTTGACAGGAGTATTTTGACGGAGTGGAGCACGGTCTATAGAAAATAAGTGCCGGTCGTTCTCTGTTTCGCCACAGATGGCACGACCATCCCAAGTGGTAGAGTACATCCCTCGCGTCCTGAAGTTCTTTCTTTGTGACCATATCGGAATTATAACATAGTCTTCGGAGATTTTTCAAATGGCCAGTCTGACAATAGGTTCGGTACTTGAACGTGTGCGCGACCAGATCAATGAGCAAAGTATAGCGACTGGTTATTGGTTGGATAAGGCTTTATTTAATTATTGTTATGATGCCCAGACCGAGCTTGCCTTGGATTGCGACGTGATCCAGGATAGGGTCACTTTTACGACCACCACCACCGGCACCCGTGAGTATTCATTACCAACCAATACACTGCGTATCCAACACGTCTTGTATGATGCAAAAAAAATTCAACAGATCGATCAACGGGAGTTCATGCGGGCAACCAACAACGACGGCGCGTCGTCCACGGTACAGGGAACCCCGATGTATTACTACGTCTACGGTACTGCCGGTGGTTCCGGCTTCATTGGGTTAGAACCAAAGCCTGATGCTGCCAAGGCAATGATTATGTGGCGCAGTAAACTCCCCCCGACTGGCCCTGGTTCCTACACGTCGTCTACTGAGATTGAAGTGCCCTATGAGTATGGGCACTTTATTCAGGAGTACGTCCTGTGGAAGGCGTGGTCCAAGGAGCATAGTTCCGAAGGTGTCGCCAATGCCAGGTTCCACCGGCAGATGTGGATGGAAAGCGTTGAGCGCGTCAAGAGGATGCAACGAGAGAAAAATACAGGGGATCGCTACAAGGTCGTCAAGGATAGCGACAACTTCTTCAATACAGGCTTTGGCATAATTTAGTCCAATGGCAAAGAGAATTTATACTACGAGCGCATTCGATGGGGGGCTCAATACCAAGGCCCAACCGTTGCAGTTGTCGCGTTCGCAGACGCCGGATGCACTGAACGTGTACCCGGACGATCTGGGGGCGATTACGTCTCGTCTTGGATATACCTACCTGAACAACTCTGGTCTGACCATCGGTGGGGCGAAGGTTCGTATCATAGATATGGCGAACTTCAAGCAGGACGACGGAACGGAACGGTTGGTTGTGTTTGCGGCGGCGCCGTCACCGGGGCAGTCAGGGGCATGGCAGTACAATTCTGCCACCAGTGCTTTTGATGGTATTGATACTACGACGGGCATCTTCAATTATGCCGCCCCCCGTATTATCACGGCACAGTACAAGAACTACCTGTATTCGACAGACGGCAGGGTGCGTTACAAGTGGGACGGTACTTCGTGGACAAGGGCCGGTGTGTCGGCGCCATCGGGGGCGGCGACGGCAACCAGTGGTGGGACGGGGTTGGTGAGTGCCGGCGACTACCTGTATAAGTATACTTACGTCAATTCTGCGTCCACGGAGGGCAATCCCAACTCGGCCATGACCCTGACGTTCTCGTTGGCCAGTGCCGGGCAGGTTTCACTGACTGGTTTGGAGAACCCCGGTTCCGGTACTTCGTGGGGTATCAACGGCATGAGGATTTACCGGACCAGTGCCAATGGTTCTGCCTATTACCTTGTTGCGTCCGTGCCGATGACGAGTGTATATATGGATAATATCTCCAATGCATCGTTGACGGCGACCATTCCTGCTGCGAATTATCCCCCGCCGTCCGGGGTGGTGATGGTGAACCACAAGGATCGGATGTTCTACGCCGGCAACCTGTCATTGGACACGACCAATCGCAACAGGGTGTACTGGTCTGCCCTCGCCAACCCTGAGATCGTGGACATTGACCTTGATTTCTTCCGGTTCGGGTGGGATGGGGAGAACATCAATGCCCTGGGGGCCAGTGCCGACCAGTTGTTGATCATTAAGGACAAGTCGGTGTATGAGTTACACATGCCCGATCCCGGCAAGTCACTGTCATGGTTCCCGAGGAAGATACCGACTGAGTTCGGCGGCGAGGCGTACAACTTCGCCATTCCCCTGAAGAACGGGTTCATTATCTTTAGTAAGAATGGGTTCTCCTATATCGAATCGGGGGCCGGCAGTATTGAAAGTACCATCCAGTTGTCGTCTGACTCGTTC